GCATTGCAACAGCATACTTCGCTTTTGCTTCTGCTAAACCTTTACGGTCTTCTTGAAATTCTGCAATCTCTTCTGCAAGACGCTCAGAAAGCATTGAGTCAATAGCTTCAACCATAGTTGATTTATCATGCTCATACTTCTGTGCAAATTCTTCACGAAGTTCAGCAGCTACTTGCTGCTTATTTTCAGAAACCTTTGCGGTCCACGCCTCTTCTAACTCAGCCCTGATTTCCTCTGAAACAACATCATTTTCAAACAGTGTTTTCAGTGCATCAATCATTGTGTTCTCCTAATTTCACTGGAGTTTACTGATTATACTAATCAGTGATTCCTTTAGATACTTTTGTGCCTTTGGGTCTTCTTTAGTAGCCTGTGCTAATTCATATGCCTTATATCCGCCTCTTGCATTCATAAGATGTTCATAAATGGGAGTAGGATATGCACCAGGAGCAGATGGTTGAGCAACTACGTCCACGGTAATAATTTCAAAGTCGGCAACGTTTCCGGTGCCGTCTACTTCACCAGAGCCCCTAGATGAAACACCTAGTTTAACACCTGCCTCGAGCATTGTTTTAACTAGTTGTCCCATCGGGGTTGGTAATATTTTTAACTTGCCGTAACCGTTGCTACCATCCATCCAACATTCAGTTATCATATGGCTTACACGGTCAATGTTAATGTTAAGTCCTTCTGGATGATCAACTTCTCCGAGAGGAGTATAGCCGCCGCTAATCTGATCATTGAGCGTTTTGACAGCCCTGCCGATTTCATCTACAGGATACACTCGCTGATTAGCATTACGAATACCGCCTTGGATAATAATACCTTTTAAATAAAGGTCTTTACCCTCGTTAGCATTCTCTAATACTACGTTAGCTTGGTCAAATGTCAAATGCTCTCGTAAGTTTCTCATCAATTGGTCCTAACTACTTTTATTTGCCTACAACGGATGTTTTGTTGTCAGCAGTCTCTGGCTTTGACTTCTTTTCAGCGCCGTGGCCAGGTTCGGTTTTGCCAGCTTTTGCTGCCTTACCACCAGGAACGTTAACGTTCTTGGTATTCATGTCCTTTGCACTTGTATCACTTAAAGCATTACCTTTAACTGTACTTCCTGCTCCGGCTTCTGCGCTTGCGTCTGAACCAGCTTGGTTTAAATTACCTGCTGTGCCGCCCATATCGTTTGCGCCTGCTACTGTTGACTTGGTGTTTGCACCGTTGTCGCCCATTGTAGCTGATACTTTTTCAACATACTCGCGCATTTGCTCGCCTGCTGTTTGTGGTTCTTTTGATTCGTCAACTTCTTCGTCAGCTGCTTCATCTACTTCTTCGTCAGTTGCTTCGTCTACTTCTTCGTCTGTAGCTTCTTCAACTTCTTCGTCTGATGCTTCAAATGCAAATGCTTCTTCTTCTGGCTCTTCTTCGCCTTCATCGTCTTCGCCATCGTCATCACCAGCCATCATTTTTTCAAATTCTGCTTTAAGGTCGTCTAGTGCGTCTTCTAGGTCTTCTACACGATCTTCAACATCACCTTCTGGTGCGTCTTCGTCGTCGCCTTCTTCGCCTTCGTCGTCCATGCCTAGGTCTGCCATCATGTCATCTGTTTTGTCCATGTCCATTGGATCAGCTTCTACTTCAAACTCATCTAGGTCAAAACCTTCTTCGACTGTTTCGTCATCTGACTCGTCTAGATCTTCGTCAGTTGCTTCATCTACTTCTTCATCAGTTGCTTCATCTACTTCTTCATCAGTAGCTTCATCAACTTCAGCTTCGTCTTCTAGTAAACTTTCATAGATATCACGTGATTTTTCAACTACAATCTCGTGGAATAATTCTTGTGCTGCTTCTTTGTCTTCATTGACAAGAAGCTCTAGCATCTTTTCAAACTTATTTTGATCTGCCATTTTTAACTCCTATAAATGTTGTGTACACGCAAGAAACACCGAAGATGCTCCCTTTGTGGGGCTGTCAATATATATTTACATTATTTTGGAAAAAGTATACAGAAATAGGCTCAAAACGAGCCAAAAAGTACTATGAAGCCATTTTTGCTTGAAAATCTGCAACTGACATGTGTGTAAGATTGTTTAATTTACTAAATCGCTTTGGAATAAAATTATTTTCTCCTAACACTCTTATATATCTCTTGTCAGGATTGTTAAATATGACACTATAAGTTTGGCTTTCCCAATTACCGTAATATGTAGCAGCTTCATTACTTTTTTTATAATTGTTAGTATCAGCGTATATGTTATTAACTCTGTTATCTTCGCCTAACCCTTTATAATCAAAACCTAAAATATATATTTCATTATTATTATGAATAGAAGCTAAATGAAGGGCAGTGGGCCCACTACTCCATCCTTTTGTTGGGTTAAAAAAATTAAATCCAGTCATTTGGTGATATAACTTATTAGGATTTGTCCATACTTCGTTGCTGTGTTGATAACGTGCATTATTAATTTCTATAATCATTTTAACATCAACTGCAACCAAATAGTTAGGAGAATACTCTCTAAAAAGAGCATTACAACCGTATATTTTTCCTTTTGATTTTAATTGATTCAAATCGACTGGTTTACGACTTACACCGTTACCAACGACAAATGCTGTTATTGACATTACATTTCAGCTTGTTGTTGTGACGCTATTCCATACATTTGTTTAACAAACTCAAGTTCTTTTAATTTTTCTTCTTTATGTAGTTCAGATGATTTTCTTATTTTTTGAATTTGTTTTAAACTTAATCTTGTCTTACGAGTATCATTTCTGGCCATTGGTGAGTCATCAGAGTCTGCATCATAACGTTTGTCATCTACAGACTCAACAGTCTCAGGATCAAAGTAAAATAATTCTCGTAGTATCATATTATTATTTATATCGTTTGTTCAGTTCCTGAACTAGAAGCTCCTAGTTCATTGCCCGTTACTGTTTCAGGACCTGTATCCGAGCCGCCGTCTTCGGCTCCGGTTTCAGTATCTACTTCGTCTTCTAAGTTTCCTAAATCATTACTGATTCCGCCACTGCTAATTCCTGCATCACGCATTTCTGCACCAGCTTCTCCAGGAATTGGAGATAAGTTTTCTTCGTTTTCTTCTCGCCATAGACGTTCATTCTCAGCAAGTTCTTCGTCAGTTAAGCCTAAGAAGCGTTGCATTGCAAAGCGATTTGAAATATAAGGTATTGCACTCATTTGTGTATATGTTGGTACACGAGCATTGTCAATTTCACTCTGTCTATATGCTGCAAAGTTCTGCGGTGGCTGAAACTTAAGATCAAACATTGCAACATCAACATTCATACCTTTTTCTAACAAATAACGTTTAAACTCTGTGTCAAATTCTTCAACTACTAGATTTTGCAAACGTTCACAATAGGTATTGAAGCGTAGCTCTTGGATATAAGCTGTACCCACACGTCCGTCATTATATTGTGCTGCTGAATCATCTGCTCCAGTTGGTAAGTACGAACTTGGGATACGTAAGCCGCGTACCAGCTTATTAGTAAAGTATCTAAGGTCATCAATCTCTCCTAGGTTAGTGCCGCCCGGAAGTGTTTCAACTTTAGAGCCTCTGCCTTCAGCAGTTTGTGGGAAAAAGTAATCTTCGTTGATTGACAAGGGATTGTATGAACTGTCTATGACATTTTGGCCTCCTCCTGTGGACGATGGGATACGTCTTTGATGTATTTCCGTTTTAACACGTTCCACAAATTGCATAGCAAGGTGTGAAGGCATGTTACCCACATCAACGTAGAATACTCTTCTTTCTGGTGCTCGCTGTACACGATAGATAATAATCGCGTCTTCTAATAATTCTTTTTGCTTATATACCTTAAACACAGTTTCTAATAAGCTATTACCAAACGGATAGTTCTGATCTAAACCTTCGGATAAACTTAGATGCACTACGTGTTCTGAATTTACTGTAACTTCGGAATCGTCTGTTGTAAATCTTGAGCCTCCCATGCTTGACTGTGGTTGCCCAACCATTCCACGTGCGCCGCCTGTTGATTGGTATTGTCCGCCGTTGCCACCACCTGTTATATTTCCGTTAGTTACTACCGGAGTAGTTGCAACACCATCTTTAAAGTTAAAATTAATATTTTTAATTACATATTGCTCTGGTACTTTACCTTCGCTTTCATTTACAATAATACGTGTTACATTTGCAGGATCAACATGAAACCATTTTTTAGTTTCTGGATCTCTTAGGAAGAATTGATCTCCCATCTTAAATATATTACGAAGAATTCTAAAAATCTTTGTTTCAAAATTTTGTAGTTTGTTCCATTGCTGTAAATATTTTTGAACAATAGTAACTTCAGAGTTAGTTGCCTTTTGCTTAAAGTCGATTATAAACGGAGTGTTATTTTGTTTATTTTTTTGTGTGCAAAATTCAGCAAGAATATCAAGAGCAGCATTAACTTCACTATCTTGATCCATTGTGTTATATTGTCCGTAACGTTCAACTCTATTGGGAGAACCTACATAAACATCAGGCAAGTAACTTGAATAGTTAGAACGAGCAGGGCCTGCCATGTTGCCGCTATTTTTTGTTGTAAACGGACTGTAACTGCCGTTTTGATTATTGCCTGTTGGCACAGGCGTAAAATATTTTTTCCAACTCATTTAATTCTCCATTAGCCCGGCAATACACTTACTGAGCTTGTTGCAATATTACCATTTGCCATATTTTTTGTATTTCTCTGTACGCCTGCTTCAATATCTCTAATTTCAGATAAGACAGCTAATACCGATCCCATTGTAGCGTTTAGTTGATCACTGTTGCCGCTGCCGCCTATTGAATCCATTTTAGCTACTACATCTCCTGCGTTAGTACCTGTACCTACGCCAAATTTGTTATCTTTAGCAAGTTCGTCATTTAATTTTCCGAGAACTTCTACTAAAGACTCCATAGCACTAGTATACGTTCTAACGCCGTTGATGTCAAGTCCTTTTTTCAATGTTTCAAGATTATTTTGTAACTCTGGTATTGAAGCAAATGACTGCACTACAGATTGTGTCTGTTGTAGTGCTGCTAGTCCTGTTTGTGCTTGTGTTGGGTCTAAACTTACAGGATCAGGAGCTTCAGGAGTTTCTACTGATGCTGTCTCGTCGCCTTCTGCGCCAAAGAATGATTTGCCTTCACCACCTAACCATTTTGGTAGGTACTGTTTAAAGTTTGGCATTTCAAAATCAAACGTAAAGAACCCTTTAACTTTATCAATTATACCTTGGAATAAATCTTTTATGCTTGGTATTGCTAAATCACCAAAACCAAACATACCTGTTACTGTTTCCCATGCTGTTGTCAACAATCCTGATATTGAAAATCCAGTAGTATTTTCTCCCCATGTA